ACCGGCTTCCCCAAATACCCCAAGAGTAGGTTTAGAAACAACCCCACCTTCAGCGAATTTAGGAATGCCTAATAATTGACTAAACATATCTCCAAAACTTGCACCGCCTCCGGCAGTTCCACCACTAACCAAGTCTAAAATAGTAGTAAATAAAGCAGCTTGTAAAGCAGCAGCAGCTATTTGCTCAGCAAGTTTGCTAAACATTTGACCTATTGCATCTCCTATATTTTCTCCTTTTTGCATAGCATCCCAAAGACCCATTATGTCTTTAGTTAGTGTTTTAGATAAAAGGTTTGAAAAATCTTTATAATCTTGATATTCTTTTTTAATAGCAGCATCATTTTTATTTACTGCTTCCGTAAATTCATTAAACCAAGAAGGAATTTTAGGAGCATTTGTCGCTATATCTTCAAAAGGGGTGCTTTGTTTTTTTTCTTGTTTTTGTTTTTGTTCAAATAAATAATCATTAAAATTATTTACTCCAACATCAGCTTTTTGTATTGATAAATTCTTTTTAGCAAATTCTTCTCTTTGCTTATATAGGCGCATTTCTTCATTCGCCCATTTAGTAGTTAATTCAATCTCTCTTTCAATTTTAGCAATCTCATCAGCTAAATCATAATTTCTTTCTTTACCGCCTTTTTTATCAGGAGTTGAGAATGTAGTTACCGCTTCTACTAATTTTTTATTAGCAGCTTCAGCCGGAGCAATTAAATCATTTATTTTTTTAATTTGTTCACTTGCTTTTGCTAAAATAAAAGCGTTTTGTTCTGCAACTGTTGTTATTGATGGAGCTGCACCTGTTCCGGCAGAACCTATAATATCTTTTTTAGGTTTTGCTAATTCTCTATCTCTTTCATCTTCTAATTGCTTTCTACGAGCATATAAAGCAGTTAATTTAGTTTCGTAATTCTTTTGATTGTTAATATCAAAATCTTGTGCAACTGCTCTATTTACAACATACATTAAAAGTTGCTTATTATTAGCTTCTTTTGATTGTATATCTAATTTATCCAATTCGCCACTTGCAGCAAATAATGACTTTAAACTATTTAATGCAGCTTCACGAACTTTTATATCTTTTGTCGGGTCAGTAACAACACCCGCTAATGCTCCACCTGAAGCCAATTTAGTTTGAGAACCACCGGCAATTTCATAAACTTTTTTGCTTATGTCATTTATAGACTTTATAAAATCAGCATTAGCATCAGTAGCCTTTTTTACATTTTTTTCGTATGCTTCAAATAAACCAATAGCAGCAGACATAGCTAAAACAATACCTGCCGGTCCTGTAAATGCTCCGGCTAAACCCATTATTGCATTTTTAAATCCACCTTCTTGAACGGCTAATCTTGTAAGGCTATTCCCAAACATTGTTAAACCATTCAATCCTTGCGTTAAACCACCCGAAGCAAACTCACGGGTAATTCTATCCATTTGACCAACCGCCCTAAAATTTTGAAAAGATTGTTGGGTAACTGTATCTACTTGTACTCCGTATTCATATAAACCTTGCTTGGCAGTATCCATAGCTCCATTAAATCTCTTAATGGATTCAGTATCAAAATTATTTTTTAGCTTTTTCTCAAAATAATCTAAGTCATTTAATAGCTTAATAATATTTGCCCTTGCATCTGCGCTATCGAACTGAAACTTGACCCCTAAGTATGAATTAAATTCTGCCATAATTATTTTAATTTATTCCGTATAGTGCCAAAGTTCGTGATAATTCTTCATTTGATAGCATAACCTCTTCCGGTTCATCAATATCATCTAATTGAGGTATATGCCAAAAGGATTTCATAGATTTTGGGTGCTTATCTCCTGAGTTACTTAAATAAATAATATAGGCGAGGTTTCTTGTCCTCGCCCATTCATTAAGCTCCTTACGCTCTGTTCCCAAAACGATAATACTATAATCTTTCCAAGTCATTGTCCAAAAATCACTTGGTCGTATGCCACATTCAGCAGCCTTTACTAACACATCATCCCAAGTTAGCGTTTTAAGGCTTTTTTTTTCTCGGTATCTTTTACATCAGTTACATTGACATTAATCGTAGATAAAATATATTTAAAATATTCTACCACTTGTCCTTCGCTAACATAAATAGAACCAATTTCATCAATCCATTCGCAAACATCAATTTCGTTATAAATTACTTCTTCTTTATTAGTAAGACAAGCTGCCTTATAACCAATAAAAAATAATTTTACAATCTTATCAATGTCTTTTTGGGTATCTGCTAACGCTTCAAAATACTTTTCTAAAGTTAAATTGTAGGTTTGACAAAACTCACGCATTGCCCAAGTACCCCATTTTAAATGGATTGTGTTGTTTTTCAGTTTTAATTCGTACATAGTTGGTTAGTTGTTATGCAGTTTTAGTTTGTGTTAATGGAGGATTTACTACTTCAAAAGTTGCAGTAAACTTAACGTCTTCTTTATCAGGAGCAGTTAAATCCCAAGCAGAAATAAATACTAAATCGGTAGCTTGACCACCATAAACTACGTTTCCACTTGCAGGAGTTGAAGGACCCATTTTGATTGCAAATTTAGTCTTAGCAGTATGCAAAGAATAAAGTAAATCGTAAGAATCTTTACTTGGAGTTCCTGTTTGGTCTATTGCAAAACCTTCAGCTTTAATTGATTGTTTAAAGTTAGGGCCCGGCTCGTAATCATCTCCACATTTTGAAGACGCATCGATTACGTTGTTAGATGATGTGATTGCATTTGAAGTTAAACAAGCTACTACGCTATATGTGCCACTATTTGTAGCATCTGCGAATAATAAGTAACTTCTTGCTGATACTTTACTTTCTGACATTTTATTGAGTTTGTGTTATTGTTAAATTATATGTTAATAAGGTTCTAAAAACATTATCTAATGGATTTAAGGCTTGTATATTTCTGATACCGGCTACACTTAAACTTGAGGCATTCCACCCTGTTGGAAGTGTAATATGAGTATCGGAATTTATAGCAGCTAAAATTTGATTAGATATAGCTTCCGAATCTTTAAAGCCAAAGTTAGCATTTTTTGTGACAATGTCTATCGTGAACACCAAAGTATTGGTATATCCGTTTTTGCCTTGAACTTGACTTGAAGTTCTGCCGGTTAAAATTAAATATTTATTACCTGCCGTATCGGGAGCAATTCCATCATAAACTCCTAAGCCTGTTGCAGAAACTAAATTGGTATAAAACCATTTTTTTATATCGACATTAGGATTATACATTGCTTATTAATATTTTAATTTTAGCTATTAATTGTTCTTTTTGCATCTCAAAGTTAGGAATTAAATATGGTTGAGCATTCATTCCGGCTACTGATTTACTTCCTTTAAATTTCATTGCATACTCATCCCAACCTGAAGGAATAGAAACTTTTGCTCCTGTTCCGAACTCTACATAAGGCGCATATTCAACCCTTGTTGAAACTTCCCAACCTTTGCCGTTTACATCTTCAAAAGGTTCGGTATGTATTGAACCTCTTAAAATACCCATATCTACAGGGCAATCTATTTTAGCGCCGGTTTCAGTATTTAATGCAGCTTCTTTTATTCCATTATTTAAACCATTTTCAACCTTTTCGCTATATGCTCTTAAGTCGCTAATAAGTTTATCAACTCCAAATACTTGTATTCCGTTAGCCATAAAAATTGATTTCTAAAAATCTATGAGCATTATCTACATCGTTAATAGATTGGATTGTGTACATTTTACCTTCAACAAATACTTGATATTCTTCGTTAATTGCTATTCCATAACGAATATACATTTTAGCATCTTGATAATATGTTTTCTCATCTTCCAATAAAGTTCTTATGCTTCTTGCCGGTCTAAAATCTCCCCACACAGTTTCTTGCAAGGTAAAAGTAGTTCTATATCCACCTTCGCCATCACTTGTTGTTATAGGCGCATATAAATCAGCTCTACGAGTCATTGTAGATGAATTTATATCCCTTCCTTTTTTTTGTCCTATATACATATTATAAAATTGGACTTGTTCGTGTATATCTTTGACAAGCTCTCCAAGCTTTTTGACAAACTCCACTTTGGTCGTATCTTTCTACATCTGCTCCTCTATTCTCATAATCAAAGTCTATTTGGTCTAAAATAGCCGTTTTTAGGTCTTTAGGAACATTATCCATTCCACTTCTATAAGTTGCCTTTAATCCGTTCCAAATAGGGTAAGAAAGCGTAGGATATTCAAAGCCATTTAAAAAATAATTAGCTGCTAATATTTCATTTCCGGTTGTATTATCGTACAACTTAAAGCTCCCTGCTTTCATTGGACCAAATGGCATAGTTAAATTCCCACTTGGGTTATTAAAATAAACTACAACTAATTTATTAGTAAGAGATAATCCGGTTGCTCTTTCGATTGCTTCTCTTGCTTCCGTTATTAAATCTGTAATCAAAGCATCATCAGCGTTTGTTGAAACACGACAATAATTTTTTGCTTCGGCAAGTGTTACCGGTTCGGTAATTGCGCCATCATCTACTAATGTATAATCGACTAAATAATTATAGAAAGACATATTCTTTTTTTACAAATTTACAATAATAATAATAAAAAACCCCCACCTATTAAAGTGAGGGTTAATTATATATCTAACTATATGAATTATGGATTCAAAGTAGCATAGATTGCAGAACCTGGCAACATTAAGTTGATTGCTTCGTAACACTCGATACGAGCAGTTACTAAGTTCTTTTGGAAGTTATCGCTATCCTCGTATGCGAATTCGATTGCAATACCTTCAACTTCTACTCTTTCGATGTAGTCAGCATCAATAACTAATGCTTTATCGTTTGTAACCCAAGTAGCAGAAATAACAGGTACACCCCAAATAGTGATGTCTCCACCTGTACCGATTTGTACGCTACCTGAACCAACATAATATCCTGCATTGATAGTATCAATTAAGATTTTAGATTGTTGAGCAGGGCTTACTAAGATGTAAGATGGGTTAAAGTTTGCTGCCTTTTGGTTAGCGATTAATTGAACTAATTGCTTCAAATCAACAGTTTCAGTAGTTGTAGTAACACCTGTTGCTGCACTTGATACAGTTGAGAAGAAAGAAGCGTTTTCAGCTTTAAAGAAATCTCTTTGTAACATTCTTGGTAAGCTTTGGCTTAAGAATGGTAAAGATTTCATCATTTGCTTAGAGAAACGAGAGAAACCTGCGATGTAAGAGTTTACAATCTTA